TGTCATAGGCGGCAACAGTTTGAGATATTCTTGCGGGTGCAGGTGGGAACCTCTTGTACGCGAGGTACAAGAGGACTAGGACCACAATGACCCCAATCAGTTTAAATATCATTATTAATAGCTAATATTTTAGGCGGCGTCAGGAACCTCCTCCTCTTCCACGATTGGCTCCTTGGTCTTTGCATCCTCCTCAGCCTTTGCGGCCGCCGCGCGCTCCTCAGCCTCTTTGCGCTTCAGAACCTCGGCCGCCACTCGAATGTCCGCCTTGGCGACCAGCTCCTCCATCGAAGCCTCTGGGAACTCCTTCTTAAGATCCTCGAGCAGATCAGCCGGGTGGGGAATTGGTGGAACGTCTGGCTTGGTGTAGAACTTGCTGTTCTCGTCACCTGGCTCGATGAAGGGAGTGTCCGAGCCCTCGATCGGCTTAGCCATCATGTCGCGCTTACGCTTCTCGAACATGGCGGCGGCAGCCTGTTGGCTCTTCCGATAGTTGATCATAATCTCCTCGAGCTTCTCGTTCTGGTAGTGAACGTCCTCAATCTCCTCACGGCGTGGGGGAATCAGGAGCCACTTGTACATGTCGACTACGTAAATGTCAACCAACGCGTCATCCTTCTGGAGGCGCTTGGCATGGCTAGCCGCCTCTTCACGGGTTGGGAAGCAGCCACGAATCTTCAGACCCAACTGCTCGTTCTTCTGGGGCAGGTCTGGACCGACAAATGAAATACAAGCAAACAGCTGTCCAGGCACAGTCAGGTAGTCCTGTTCAAGAGAACCCATTTAAAAGTATCACGCATTTTTCTTTTAAGTTATCAAACGCACGAGGAGTTGAAATGGCGGACCTCCGCAAAACTCACAACAACTACAAACGCCAACTCATTAACCAATGGGTCAAGAATGACATGTATGTACTTGACTGTGGATGTGGCCGTGGAGGAGACTGGTGGAAATGGCAAGCTGCCCGTGTTCGCCTAGCCGCCATAGATCCTGACAATGATTCACTTGATGAAGCAGAACGCCGAGCCCATGAGATGGGTTTGAATGTATGGTTTCTTGGTCAGGGTGACATCCGCCAAGCAGCCTTTGCCGGACCTTTCGACGTCGTGTGCTACAACTTTTCGCTTCATTACATTTTTGAAAATGAATCGGTCCTTGAGCACTCCCTCAAGGCCATCAAGGTGGCCCTCAAGCCTGGCGGCCTCCTGATAGGCATCACTCCTGAAAAGGCTCGGGCAGAATCCATGGTTAACTCAAATGGCCTGTTCCGTGATAAATTAGGAAACGAATTCAGGATCCTTGGGGACCGCCTGTCTGTCCGACTTTCCGACGGGCCCTTCTATGCTGATGGTGCCAAGGAGGAACCCCTTTTGGACGGCCCAATTTTAATCCAAAAATTGAAAGCCTTGGGATTTGAGCGACGGATGTGGGAACCCATGGTACCCAGGCCAACCGGACTGATTTCTGATTTGTATACGAAATTTGTCTTTGTAAATGCTAGAGAAGAGCAGGATGAACCTGATAGGACTCGCAGTCCCAGTCCTGATGGTGCCACTTGTTTTGGGTGTGGTACTCACTAATTCAGAACCAAAAATGCTCAAGGAACTCAAGGACCGGTACTTCAAAACGCTGGACATTCTTCGGGCGACAGGAGACCCCATATGGCATCCCGTCCTGAAACCGGCAATCATCACGGGGATCCATGGAAAAAAGGATGGGGTTATAGGGTCCAATGTGAACAAGGGGTACGAGATTTATATCTGCCTGGATGGAGACGATGTAAACTCGGCGTTTTATGTACTGATACATGAGTTGGCTCATATGACTGTGCCTGAGTATGACCACTCGATCAAATTTTGGGAAAATTTTGAAAAACTAAAAAAGATTTGTATAGATTCTGGACTGTACACGAAGGGGGGGGTGAGACAGTACTGTGGGGATACGGTGAGGGACTGAGACAAAGAAAGTCGTGAAGAGACCCCCCGCGTATGATTCCCACCGGCGCATCAGGCCCTCTCAGACAGAAACTGCCGTGCAAAGTAGAAAATAATAGCCGCAATCAGTGCCGTCACCGCCATACCCGTCATGGATATCTCCCCGTTGTCCCCCAGGAACTTGGGCACCATCGTGCTCAGTTTGCCCTGGACTGGTTTGGAGTAGGCGATCACGGCAGCGACACCTGCGAGGGCTGCGTACCACTGCTCATCCGTCAGACCGAATGGGTTCTTGGATGATCCAGAACCTTTGGCCGCCTTTTGGTGCTTCTGTGGAGGCGCCTGCTCGTAAGGTGACCCCTGAACCTCATCTTGCATCATCCGACCTGGACCGGGCATGACTTCTTCAATCGACGACGAAAACTCCGCCATTTGAGATTCGTCTAGGTTTTTTTCAGGCTGAGTCTCGCGAATCAGACCAGTGGGAACGGACCGCTTATTGTCCGTCTTGGGCTGCTCAGCGGGTTCCTCGGCAACGGGCATAGGTGTTGTGAGGTCAGAAACGTTCGGGTCGTATGACAACATCTAATTTTGTTTCTGAAAAGAAACTCCTGTTAACTACGCGCCTTTTTGACAATCACGGTCCCTCCTCGACGCTGGGCCACCGGTGCGGGTGGTTGTGCGACCGCCCTGGGATTATAGTGCCGTTGATGATACTGCCAAAACGCTTGAGACCCAACATGAAATCCTCGTCGTATGGGCGCTTTATACCAGAACACACAATCCGTTATTCTGTTGCTTTTCGAGGTATTGTCCAGGACCAAGCACTCGTAATTTTCTGTACAGGCGTCCATGACCTGTGAAAATTGGTCGAACGTTGGAAACACACCAAAGAACGCCTTGTACAAGTTTTCACGATTCTGCCTGACATTGTCACGCAGAGCAAATACGTAATCGACATTCGTACGGATCATAGGCGTCATGTCCATACAGTACTGGGTAGTCATCATAAAGAAAATCTTCCAGTGTCTGCCGTTCATAAAGAGTTGGCGGATACACGTGTCTCTCATGAATGACCGGTCATACATACAATCGTCCATGAGGATAAAGACCGGTTGGCATCTCCCGACCGCCAAGAGCTTTTTTTGACGCTCAATGATCTTCTCAAGGGCTTCCTTGTTATAGTCCCCATACACGAAGAGGTCAGGGATGAACTGTTTATAGTACCCGTTGCCCTCTTCTGTACCCGACATGGCGATCCCGGCTGGGATGTGCTTTTTGTGCCAAAGGATATCAGTCACGAGCGTCGACTTGCCCGTTCCACGCTTTCCGATAAATACGCAAACTTTGTCATCTGCCATCCTGGACGGATCAAATTTTCTGAGCTGAAGCGTCATCGCACAGCGTCTTCTATTTTCACGCAAAATTCAGGTTGGGCTGGGGCGCAGCGCTACGCGCTGGTAATTAAATCCTTCAGATTTAATAGAGATGAGCGCAGGCTACATTCAGCTTGCGGCCATCGGGCAACAGGACGCATATCTCACAGGAAGTCCGCAAATCACCTACTTTTCTGGCGTCTACCGGCGTCACACTCCTTTCGTCCTCGAGGCTTATGACATTCCCTTTCTCGATCAACAAGTTAACTACGGTCAAAATAACATCTGTAGAATTCCTACAAAAGGAGATCTCGTAAGGGGTCTCACTCTAAAGTTGACCCTCCCGGCACTCAACAACCCCGGCTCTGATTGGACGTGGCCAACCCCTCCAGCGCCCGATACCAATCAGCCATACATCAGAATCATCGGACCAGCCACCGGCGGTTCCAACGTCACTTTTTCTGCATCCCTTCTCGTCCCCTCCTATTCAACTGTCAATTTGGGTTCTTGGTTCACCCCCATCTTTGCCCCATACATTCAGTACAACTCGTCGACCAACCGCTTTTTGTTTAGTAATTGTGCATCCGTCGAGGTGATCAACTCGTCCAACTACCTAGCCCCAGGAATCTTCTTCGGTCTCGACCCTAGGGCGTATTCCTCCATAAACCCTGTGAGTGGTAATCTCGTCTATACAGTTGGGAGCTCATCAAACCTCACTGCAAATTCAATCTCAAACACGTCGGCAAATTTCATCTCATCCGTGACCCGCTCGGCCGACTTTACTCTTGAACAGGCGGGTTGGGTCCGGTCCATCGGTGCTTTGCCTCCCGACCCTCGCAAGGGCTTCTTTGCGTACCTTAACCAACCCTTTAACATCTCGGGACGACAGTTCCTCAACTTTTCACAAACTTCGGGAGTTGGCGCGATTTGGACCGTCCCCAACACCACGGTCAAATACACACTGACATCCGGAGGCCGCATAAAGTTTTCGAGTCTCGGCCTTTACTGTGTCAAGGCTGGGTTCGACCTCGGGGCGGGCTCCGTGGAAACATTCAGCTTCGGCTCCAGTCAGAATGAGGCTTCTGAAGGTTCGGCGCCCGTCAATCCCAATTTTGAATACGTATTCCCCTTCCGTGTATCCCCGGACCCTTCCATGCCCGCCGTCATCCCTTTAAACGTTCGCAACACGGCCAACACCTACTATTTTTACGTCACCAGTACCGGATCCCAACTCCAGTCCAACTCGTACGTCACCATCAGCCCCGTCGATGAAATTTATCAGCTCAGTAACCCCATCACAATGAGCTCAAACCCCTTCAAGTTGCCCTTGTACGGCAACGTCGTGGCGACCGGTGGTTATTCCCTGACCCTCACGCCCGGCTCAAACATCAATTTCGTCAATCCCGGTGAGTACCTCTTGACAGGGTCTGTGTATCTGGGTGGTTCCTCCACGTACGTTTCAAATGTTCAGGTTTGGGAGAGTGCAAATTTGGTTTACAATTACGACATGTCCCTTCAGGGCCGCGATCCTACGTTCGCATTTTCGGTTCCTCTATCAGTAACTAGCAACGTCGCAAACTATTACATGAACGTCACTACGACCTCCTTAACCACTGTAGCCTCAAACTCCTACTTTATCGTGAACCGTATCAGCGTCCCTACAGGTGGGGTCCCTGACTCGAACGTCTTGCCCGACAACGGTCTGACCCTTCGGTCAACCAGTTCGACCCTCAAGGCTCCTTTCAATTTTGTTTCAGATTTTACAAGTTCAGGGAGCTCGAACATCATCTCATACACGAGTGGAGGGTTCAAATTTAGTAGTACCGGCTCTTACATTCTGACAGGTGCCATATGTACGGCCGATCCCGTGCGGAGCATCACATTCGGTCCTCAGACTTATAGAGATAATCTGGGTATTTTACCCCCGTATACCTTCCAGGTTCCTATTTACATTTCAGATACGACACTTACCTATCCCGTGACTGTGACGGTCCAAGGCACCACCGCATCTCCAAACATATTTTCAAACACATTTATTTCCGTCTATCCACTGACCTCGCCCATCGTCGACCCTTCGACCCAGGTCTTTTCGTACTACGATTCAGTGGGCACGTGGGCCATCAAGTCTGCGGACCTCAAGATTGGCGGCCAGACTATCCAGAGTCTAACTGGCGAGTTTATAGAACTCTGGAACGACCTCCACGTTCCTTATGAAAATCAGCCAGGTTTGAAAATTCTGACGGGAAAGAACGATACAAGCACCATCAACCCTCCAGGGCGTACATACTACGTCAATTTACCATTCTATTTCTATGGAAATCCTTCACTCTACTTGCCGCTCGTGTCCCTTGCACGACACGATGTGGAGGTTCACGTCACTTTCAGAAACTTTAACGAACTTACGGCGATTACTGTATCAAATCCTACACTAGACGCCACCATCATCGTCGATTACATCTATCTCTCCGACCCTGAAATTCGTTGGTTCCAACAGTCGCGGCTAGACTATATGATTACACAGTGTCAGTATCAGTCAATAGGTCTTTTGGCAGGTTTCCAGAATGCCGTATTCAATTTAGATTTCAAAAACCCGGTGCGTGAGATGTTCTTCGTAGTTCAACCAACAAACCAGAACCCTTATGATTACTCTAACAACGCGGTTCTAAGTTTTGGCCTTAGTTTCAACGGACAAGAGGTTTTCACGACCGACACGACGGACGCACTTTACACTGGATCTATAGAACCCTTTAACCATTATCCAAACTTCCCTCAGCGCAAGTTTTACATGTACGCCTTCACAGGAAATCCCAGATCCCCGAAACCCCAAGGACAGATCAATTTCAGTCGCATCAAGCAGATCCTTTTGACCCTGAACTGTGGTGGTCAAACCTATCTCCCTGCCAAGGAACTAAGAATTTTGGGTGTAAACTATAACATTTTGAGAATTGCTGATGGGCTCGGAGGGTTGATGTTCAACACTTAGGGACCAAGTCCGAAGGACTTGTGATGACCTCCCGTAGGGCGCCTCTCAGAGACTCGTGGTCTGCGATGCGTAAATAACCTCTAACGAAAAGCGCCTACGGCGCTTGGTTTTTTCCTTATAACTTATTAGAAATGGCCTCACGTGCCAGTTTGGCCTTTTTAGGTCAGGAGGATATTGCCCTCAGTGTAGATCCACAGGTTACATATTTTAAAGAAAAATATGAAGGATCGAGTCTGTTTGCGTCTCGGGTCGACAAGGTTCAGTTTGATAATGACGTTCTTATCCTGGGCGGTGAGAACTACATAGAGCTCCCGCGTTCCGGGGATCTTATTACTGAAATGTACCTCAAGGTATTTCCTCCCCCAAGTCTGACTGCGGT